ATCCCAATCAAAAAAGTGGAGAACTGAAAACAGAGATAAAAAAAATGACTATAAAAGAAAATATGAAAAGGATCGATACCACAACGACCCTATTCATAGAATGAAGATGTTATACTATAGTTCTGTAAATAACGCATTGTCGGGAAACAAAAGAGGAAAATTAAAATATCTTGGTTGTTCTTTAGAGCATCTTCAAGAGCATCTCGAATCTCAGTTTGAAGACGGCATGACGTTAGATAATAGGGGTGTTGGAAAAGGTAAGTGGCATGTTGATCATATTTTGCCTTTAGCTGCTGCCAAAGGTGATGAGGATAAAATAATAATGCTGTGCCATTATACCAACCTTCGCCCAATGTGGAGTCATGAAAACGAGGCCAAGGGAGACAAACACTGCCCTAAAGAACTTGAGGCGTATTTTGAAGAGAGAAAAGCTGCCAAATAGTGTATAAACATGCATGGAGTATAGCAGAATGCCATTTTATGTGGGAGCCATTAGCGGTAGCGGTATTGATGCTAGTGATGAGAGTGGTCGCTTCTTGTTTGTTGATTCTGTTGATGTTACATATGACACCAAGCTTACTCGGAAGAAGAAATTGGGCAGATGTAGTGTAGGTAATACGGATTATGTATCTGATCAGTTCTTAGATTGCAGGATTAAATTTGATTTTTATTTTAATGCGTCTTTACCTAGTGGTAACGGGAGTGTTTATGATTTTTTGAATTATATACCAAATGAAAACAACTTTTTCCCAGTCAGGATAGGCAATAATACATTTAAGAAGTGTTTTGTAGATGATTACAGTGTAAAAGTTGAGCCATTTAAGGCTGTTAAGGGCAGCGCAACGCTATCTTGTTATGATCCACCTACAAGTGGTAGTATATCTGGTGATTCTACATTGCCAAATGAGTATTTTAATGATTTAATGAACAGTAATCAGCTGGTTTATGGTCATACTTGCGAGGTTAGTGGTGTTTGGGGTGATGTAGTTAGTTCCAATGTGTTAAATTCTGTAGAATATCGTCGAAGAGTTACTAAAGACCCGTCATATCAGCTTGGAGAAGAGTCTCCAGACTCTTTTCGGGTTGAGGAAATCGAAGAGGAGGTGATTGTAGAGTCTACTGGATTAGCTACATTCATAAATAAGAACGGTTATGACATTACAGGCAACTTAGCCTTGTTTTTGAAAGACTTTTCGGGTAATGCTGTTCCTAATTACGAGATCAACTTGCCTATTGGGTCTAAACTATCGAACGAAACCTATGCAATCAAGGGTGGTGACGGTTTAATTAGTAAAGCTACAATAAAAAACTTACTTGTATAACTGTTATCAGTGTATTATATTTGAAATAACACTTGCTGACAACGCTAAAGCTGCGAAAAGCAAAAAATAACGTCACAATTTGTTGTTTTTTTAAATAAACGTTGAAAAACGTCAATAAATGCCTATATATAATATACATGAACCATGTTTTTTGTACTGATTGCGGCAATAAGATTGAGTATGCTTACTCGAAGCCTAAATTTTGCTCATCTTGCGGAAGCAAGGTAGGCGGTGGGGCTTCTTTAAAAAAAGATACCGTAGCCAAACCCTCTAGTAGTGAGGTTTTGGCTGCTGATGAGACTGATATTGATTTCATCCCTGATATAGACAGGCTTTCTGTCGATATTGAGCAGTTTAGTGATAATGTGTTTACATTTCAGTCATTATCAGAGGGGAAGACCTCTGGAAAAAATGTTAGAAGTAGAGGTTCTAAAACTTTAGAAGACTTTATTGATGACAAAAGAAGATAATTCAAAAAAAGATAGCCCCAAGAGATTTGAGGACCACATAGAGATAATAGAGGAAGCAATCCGCAAGCAGAGAAGCAGGTGGAGATTGGATTGTATTTCTTGGTTTGATTTTGAAGATGTAGAGCAGGTTATAAAGCTCCACATATATAATAAATGGTCCATGTGGGACCAAGAGAGGCCACTTGAGCCTTGGATTAACATAATTGTTACCAACCAGATAAGAAATCTGGTAAGAAACCACTACGGGAACTATACAAAGCCTTGTACTACTTGTGAATTCAATATGGGTGGTGATGGTTGTGATTATACCCCTAGCAGACAGCAGAACTCCGAGTGCGGTAAGTATGCTAAGTGGGAAAAAACAAAAAAGGTTGCTTTTGACCTTAAGGTAGCGGTGACTACAGAGAATCACATGCATGAAATAAGTTATGCTCATGATAAGAGGTTGTGTTTTGATACGGCGATAGGTAAACTAAACCACCACATGAAACTGTGCCTTTCCAGCACTCACTTCAAAGCTTATCATATGTTGTTTTTTGAAGAGTGTAGTGAAGAAGAGGTTGCCGAGTTCATGGGTTACAAAACTAACGAGAAGAAAAGAAAAGCTGGTTATAGGCAGGTAAAAAACCTCAAGAAAAACTTCATGGAAAAAGCAGCAGAAATTATAAAAAAAGAAGATATAATAATAAACAATACAGATAATTTATGAAACTTTCAGAAGACCAGGAGAAATTTTTATCGGAGAATCACAAGGATATAAGCGATTTGAACAGCTTGACGCAACAATGTTTTGATGATGATAGCTTGGACGGAAGAACTAAGCAGGGTAGGTTAGTTAGGAAGTTTTTAATTGATAACAATATTGATTTTAATACATCCAGGCGCAAAAAGAAAGATGAAATAGTATTTACCGACCAACAGAAGGATTTTATACTTGATCAAGCTAGGGATGGTATTTCTTCATTAGCTATAGCTAAATTAGTGTTCCCTAGCAAGAACGTTGTTGCACTGAGCAACGAGCAGAGATCTGTTCTTTCTCATATACATAGCGTTAACCCCGATTACCTGCCTACTCAGGACGGTGGGGCTTTAGATTCTTACGTTGGCCCGAAAGCTACTAGCAGAATAGTAAAGAAGATTAACGACGCGACTGGAAACACATTTGATGAACAAAAACTAAACAGACAGTACCAAGTTTGTGTCGAGCGGCTTGGTATTCACTTAAATAACTCACGCTTTCTTAAGATAATGAATAATTACTTAGATAAAACTGACAGAGATTTATTTGAGCAAGAATTTGTACGCTTAACCTGGGACAAACCAGACCTTACCGCTGATGAAATAAACCTTTACCTTAACGTATGTAAGGAAATCATTAACTTGGAGGTAGTAAGCAAGCATTTAAACAAACTTAACGACATGTTCGATGTTGCTGACGACCAAACGGAGATGTCTGTCCGACTTGCCGAAATCATAAAGGCTAAAAGTTCAGAATATCACCAGTGCGAAGGAAGAATCGAGAACCTTACTAAAAAACTCCAAGGTGACAGATCAACTAGAATGCTAAACAAAACAAAAGACAATGCTTCTATTTTGTCCATAGTTCAATTATTTCAAGAAAAAGAAGAAAGAGACAATATGGTCAGGATGGCGGAAATGCAAAAAATGACAGCTAAAAAGGAGGCCGAAAGACTTGAGGGAATGGCTGAATGGAAAGCTAGGGTGTTAGGTATAAGCCAAGACGATGTTATTTGAATGTAAAGAGTGCGGACAGGATTTCGAAACCCTAAGAAGCTTACATGCACACATCAAGAAGCACAAGATGTTTCTTGGTGATTATTATGTCAAGCACTTTGCTAGAAAGAACAAACTCACTGGCGAGTTGTTGCCCTTTAAGAATCATGACGATTATTTCTCAAAGGACTTCTCTCAGCCTCACCAATTAATGGAGTGGATTGAGAAATCCAAAGAAGAGGAAGTAAAAGAATATATAATTAAACTTCTTAATGATAGAATTATAAAAAAAGACCTATCTTATGGTCCAACGGACCTTGAATTGAGGACTTCTGGATTGCCTTCTGTTGACATATACAAAAAATATTTTGGCAACTATACTGAGGCTTGTAGGTTGTGTGGTGTTAAACCATTACTTTTTAAAAACCTGCCAAAATCTTTCGACAAAGATTATTCTGAAATTAAAATACTGATTGATACTAGAGAACAGCAACCTTTAAGTTTTAAAAACTCAGAAAAGTACAAATCAGATGTTGGGGATTACTCTGTTGAATCTTCTAATTATGATTATACCCACGTAGATAGAAAGTCTTTTGGTGATTTCTGTGGAACGATTACATCTGGTTATGCTCGCTTTTGCAAAGAACTTGATAGGTGCGAAGCAATGGGATGCTATTTATTTGTTGTTATGGAGTTTTCGTATGAAGACATCAAAGAAATAAACAAAGAAAGCTATAAAAAATACAAGTTAGATTATGTTTTTCATAATATGAGAGAGATTCAAAAGAAATATAAAGACTGTTGTCAGTTTGTTTTCACTGGATCTAGAGAATCAAGTGAATTGATCATACCTAAGATACTTGTATTGGGTAAAGAACTTTGGCAAACAGACCTGAATTATTTTTGGTCTAAAAAACTATAAAAAAAATGAGTTGGGAAAAAGGAATACAAGAATCTAGAAATAGGTTCCCAGATATCAATAAAGAGATTCTGGAGATAGATGGATACATAGAAGAAGAAGAGGCAAAACTATTGCTTTATAAATTCTTAAGACAGAACCCATCTTTTGCTGCTGAGTTTATTACTGGAGTAAAATTGTTCCCTTTCCAGCATATGTCCATAAAGGCCATGATGGAGACCGATTACTTTTTGGGGATATGGAGTCGTGGAATGTCCAAAAGCTTCTCTACGGCCGTTTTTGCGCTATTAGACGCTATTTTAAACCAAGGTGTTCACATTGGAATCATATCTAAGTCTTTTCGACAGTCAAAAATGATATTTACGAAGATGGAAGAGATAGCTGCGAGCCCAAAAGCCGAATTTCTTTCTCAATGTATTACGAGGGTATCAAAAGCTAATGATCAGTGGGTCATGGAGGTCGGTAGAAGTAAAATTACCGCCCTACCTCTTGGTGATGGAGAAAAACTTCGAGGCTTCCGTTTTGAGAGGATGATTATTGACGAGCTATTGCTCATGCCAGAGAAGGTTTTGAATGAGGTTATCATGCCGTTTCTATCTGTTATTAAAAATCCGACAGAGAGGCAGGAGATTCATGATGTGGAAACAGAGATGATTAAACAGGGTAAGATGAAAGAGGAGGATAGACATAAGTGGCCGAACAACAAAATTATTGGTTTGTCTTCTGCATCTTATAGGTTTGAACATTTATATAAGATGTATTGTCAGTATGAGTCATTGATTCTTAATGAAAACGAGCAAGACAAGGCTCATAGAACCATAATGCACTTTAGTTATGATTGTGCGCCGCCCCAACTATACGATCAAAACCTTATTGATCAAGCAAAGGCTACAATGAGTCAGTCTCAGTTCGACCGAGAGTTTATGGCTGTATTTACAGACGATAGTTCTGGTTATTTCAAGGTGAGTAAGATGGCCGCGTGTACAATTCCAGATGGAGAAGGTCAATGCGTAGAAGTCAAGGGTCAGCCTGGCGATGAATATATATTAGCCTTTGACCCTTCTTGGTCTGAGAGTGATGGGTCCGACGATTTTGCTATGATGGTTATTAAGCTTAATAAAGAAACAAAAAAGGGTACAATAGTTCATAGTTATGCTTTATCAGGGTCTAACCTGAAAACTCACATTAACTACATGGCTTATATACTGGAAAACTTCAATATTGTTTCTGTGGTTGGTGACTACAATGGTGGAGTTCAGTTCTTAAACTCATGTAATGAGAGTAGTATTTTTAAAGATAAAAAAATAAAACTAAACTTGATTGATGCTGATTTAGACGATCATCAAAACTACGATAAAGGTCTCCGTGATTTAAAGAGGCAGTATAACAAAGACAACAGGACTTTTGTGTTTTTAAGAAAGCCAAGTTCTAAGTGGATACGTTATGCAAACGAACTTCTTCAGGCTTCTTTTGA